GCGTGTTTCAATTATTTGAATAGATCACTTACATACATCATCTATCAATGTTTAAATGAAGTATTTTTAAAATACAGATATTCATTGACTATATATAAAATAAAAATAAAACAAAATAAAAATGAATACATATTTATATGTTAGCTATTGATAATTACTAGTCATAATTATCTATACGTGTGATAGCAAGTTCACTTCAGAACTAGTAATCAACCCTAAATAAGACAAAAAATATTTAGGTGCGTTAGAAGACGGTAGTGAGTCCCTTCAATGACTCACACGGTATCACTGTTCCGGTTAAAAATTGATGACTGGCGTCAAAGCGCGTCCCAATAAAAAATTCACTTACTATGGTTACAACTACGAAATTTACGAGTAAAAGCAATTTAAATGATTTTAATACTTACATTTCTCATCACCGTGAGAAATTGTCAACTATATCCCAAAAACAGGAAATACACAAAGAACCAAAAATTCAAACAAGAATTTCAAGAGCAACTTGTACTGCTTATAAACGATTGTTTGGAACAAAACAGAGAAATAAAATTTATTGTACAGATTATGAAGACTTTGTGGAAGATTTTATCTACACAAATGCTCGAGATGCTTCTGTTATATACAAATTACCAAATTGTTTCTACAATGGTAAATACGTGTATAAAGAAGAAGCGTTCCGTGATCCAACTATTAAATATGTTTTACCTAAAAATCTCCCAGCTGAGATTCAAAATCAATATAGATTTGGTTATTCATATTATCATATAACCCAATTGGGCACACAATACTCATCAAATAGTGCAGGTGATGGACCTCCAATTCAAATTCCGGAATTTATCTACAATTACTTTTCAGAATTGAGTCCTAATACTGGTAAACAAATGTATGCTCATCTAGTTTGGTCTCCGTTATCAAGTACTTGTACATTCACGTATGAAAGAATGATAGTGTTTGTTGATAACACTTTTATGGATCAATCATATTTCAATGCTTTGATTTTACAAAGATATTATAAAGATGTGCTAATGATGAATATTAAACGAAATTTCAATACAGTATTGAAAAAACAAGAAACTAGTATTGTTACTTTTCTTAAGATACGATATGAGCGCAATTACAAGCGTACAAAAGTTCTGATTCTATTATTCTTAAAAGCTTATATGGTGGGATTTTGGTCTGTGACCTTAATTTTAACATTCATCAATCTTTTCAAGAAGAATGAGGGATTAGGTGTTGAATACTCATCAAATAATGCTGGTGATGGACCTTTGAATTTTAATGAAATAAAACAAATGATAAATAATCATTTTAAGGAACCTGAACTATGTAGAATTTCTGAATCTATTATTCTTTTAATTTATGATATTAAGCGAATGGATTCGAGTGTTGATCTATTAGTTGCCATTGGTAGGTTCTTACGAGAACACTATAAAGGTAATATGCTAGAAATAGCTGATAAACGCATTCGAGAATGTTATAACGAATTATTTTATGAACAGGTTCAATCGGAAGAAAATATTTTCTATATGTTTAGACAATATTTATCCCATTTTGAGACTATAAAAAATTCACCTCTTTATAAAAAGTGTTATAAGTTATTTATGTATCTTGTATCATTTGTATTATTTCGAGACGAAAGTTGTTCATACACATCTTTCGGTTATAAGGCTACAGAGGCGGCTGCTATGCGTATGCAATATCATGCGGGACCTGATATGATCTATACTATTTTAGATACTATATCATATTTAGGAGAAAAAGGTTATGACATTTATCGTTATGGATTAAGTATGGAAACTTTCACTTGTTCAGGTCAATATGAACAATATAAAAGAATGTCGCGCTATACGCGAAACTTGCTCCACTAAAGATCAAATGGAAGTCTTAGATGAAAGTGCTCTCCTTATAAAGGTCGATGAATTATTAGTTAAAGGCGAAGATTATTTAAAGTGTCGAAACTTATTTGATAAATTTGAACTTACATATTTACAGAAATGTGTTAGTGAAATGAGACTATTAAAATTAGATATTTTATCTTTCCGTTGTGCTACTCAAGCACGACAAGCTCCTTTTGCCATATTACTTTACGGTAATTCTGGAATAGGTAAATCATCTTTTCTACGAGTTTGTATATCAGCCTGTTGCAATAGAATGGGATTGGAAAATAAAGATACTCATATCTATGTGCGTAACGCCATAGAAAAATATTGGAATAACTTCAGGACACATATGCATACCATTGTTATGGATGATATAACAATTAAGAACCCTGTATTGGGTGATTCTAGTGGTGTTGATGAAGTTATTCAAGTATGTAATGACGTTAATTTTGTTCCTGACCAAGCTGCTCTAGACGATAAGGGAAGAATCCCTTGTAGAGCTAAATTGGTCATTGCGACTACAAATGTTAAAGATTTACATGCTTATGAATATTTTTCAAATGCTAGTGCCATTCAGCGAAGATTGAAAATCGTCACTTCATTGGAAGTTAGAGAAGAATATAAAAATCCTATTACTGGAACTTTAGATCCAACTCTATGTCCACCAGTTCCTGAGGGAGCTTATCCTGATTTATGGCACATTACTGTTGAGATTGTTAAACCCCACCCAATAGTGGAGGGGAGTAAACAACCTCGTGCAAGTTTCGTCAAAGCGTTAGACCGAGTAAATATGGAGACTTATATTCACTGGTTATATGCTGCTATTGATAAGTATGAGGAAGAAGGCAAACAAGTTAAAGAATCTCTTGATGAGATTAAAAATGTTGCTATTTGCCATACTTGTTTCAAACCAACTGCCTACTGTAAATGTATACAAAGTGCTACTACAGCCTTTTTGGTTCACGTGTGGTGGTATGCATGGGGAGTTATGGCAATGGAATGGATCTATGCTGGATTCTTAATATTTGTGCAGAATTGGACTCCAGATGCGGTGGTGAGATATTTCTTAATGCGAAATCTTAATAATCCTTTTGTTGTGAATATTATTATTAAACGTATTCAAAGTAAAATTACTAATCGTAG